GAAAATCGCGCATGAACGGGCCAAGCGTGCTTCTGAAAAAGCAGAGATGGATGCGCTCAAGCCGAAAGCAAAAAAGAAGTATGAAGGGCCTAGTCTTCAGGAAATCATGCATGAAGCAACGAAGGAGGGACTTCAGTATGTTGCGTATTGCAAAAAGCACGGACTCCACTAAAAAGAAAGAACTCTGGAAAGTTTTCCGTAAAAATCGGAAGGAACTCTTTGCTTATACTGTCCGAGGTGAAGGAGAAGACGAAGAAGAAGCAACGATTTCGCTTCTGGCGTATGAGAACCATTGCCGGAAAAAAGACATACACGTGATGCTGGAAATGAGGTGATCAGGCTGATGGCAGGAGTTACGCTCTATGACTACCAGTTGGATGCAGTAGACCGAATGAAAATCGGATGCATCTTGTGTGGTGGCGTTGGGAGCGGAAAATCAAGGACGAGTTTGGCGTTTTACTACAGACTCTATGGCGGACAAATAAACACAAAAGAATATGCAAGGATGACAGAACCACCGGATCTTTATATCATCACCACGGCTCGAAAACGAGATACTGGCGAATGGGACGAGGAATTGGCTCATTTCTACATAGGGACGGACCCGAAACTTGATATTTACGAGCATACGGTCGTCGTAGACTCGTGGAACAATATTGGGAAGTACGTTGGCGTGAAGAATGCGTTCTTCATATTTGACGAACAGCGTGTTGTTGGACGTGGAAGCTGGGTCAAAGCGTTTCTGAAGATCACAAAGGAAAACGAATGGATCTTGCTTAGTGCCACCCCCGGAGACTGCTGGACGGATTATATTCCGGTCTTCGTTGCCAACGGATTCTTTAGGAATCGGACAGAATTCAACAACCAGCATGTAGTATATAGCCAATACTGCACGAAATATCCTAAAATTGAGCGGTATCTGAACACACAGCGACTGGTACGGCTGCGGGAACGGATTCTGGTTGACATGGACTTCGAGCGGGCCACAGTGTCCCACCATGAGAATATTTTCGTAGACTACGATAAGCCGAAGTATTTGCAAATCTGCAAGAACCGCTGGAATCCTTGGGAGGATAGACCAATAGAGACAGCCAGCGAGTTTTGCTATATGTTGAGGAAGCTTGTCAATTCCGATGAAAGCCGGCAGCAGGAAGTCCTTGATATTTGCATGACACGGCCAAGAATGATTATATTCTACAATTTCGACTATGAGCTGGATATTCTGCTCGGGTTGAACTACGGCACAGGGGTTGAGATTGCTCAGTGGAATGGCCATAAGCACCAGCCGATTCCCGATGGCGATAAGTGGGTTTATCTCGTGCAGTACAACGCCGGGGCAGAAGGCTGGAACTGCATCAAGACGGACACCATTATATTCTACAGCCAGAACTACTCCTATAAGATTATGGAGCAGGCTGCGGGGCGAATCGACAGACTGAATACGCCGTATAAGGATCTCTGGTATTACCACTTAAAGTCCCGAGCAGGAATCGACCTCGCTATTTCAAGGGCGCTGAACTCAAAGAAAGCGTTTAACGAAAGGAAATTTTATGGAGCATGATATTTATGATTTTTTGAGGCGTACTGCGACGACCTGTGAGCAACTTGCAGATGTATTAAACGCGATCGCGGAATGCTGCGAGAAAGTGACGGCTTATTTTATGGACTTGTTTGAAGAAATCAAGAGTATGTTGAGTAGTCTTGTCAATTCCGATAAAAACCGGCAGCAGGAAGTCCTTGATATTTGCATGACGCGGCCAAGGCAGTCATTGAAGATGATTCTACAGAAGCTGCGTCCTGACTACAAGAACAAGTGCAAAATCCGGTGGCTGGATATTCCCAACAAGGTTATGCAGGGAAGAATCAGGAGGTTCTGCTAATGGGAAACATATCGAAAAAGACTCGAAAAAAGATTAACAAGATTCTTTTAAGTAACCACTTTAAGAAAAAGTTGGGAGTTACGCAGGATATATTAGTGTATACTCCGAATTCTGAAAGTCCATTGTCTGCAATTTGGCATCACATCGAGATTCGGTATGATGGTGCAATCTTTGGATATTTGCTGGATGATAAGGTTAAATATGTGGTCATAGGATCGGTGAACCGCAGAAAGGCTCGACAAACAATAAGAAGTCCTGAACAGTTCTTCCATCCAAGATGTCATTTCGCAAGGCAGAGCAAGCAAATTGCTTTCAGACTCAAGAAAATGGGAGAAGATAAACTTGCGCGTATTTTCGATGATGATGCGGCATTGCTTCTAATCATCAATATGTGGAATTTAGAAATAGAAGATGACGATTTCTCGTTTGTAACACAAGACATGATTAGTCCAGTATTGGAGGGTAAAACAAATGATTAAAGATTCTGGAGATCGCACCGAATTTGAAACTGGTGCAAAGCGTGATATGCACGCAGGGAAGGGGCGAATGGACCTTCTGCCTTGGTATGGCATCATAGAAGTCAGCAAGCACTGCGAGGAGGGTGCATTGAAGTACGGCGAGCACAACGTGGATAAGGGTATCCCGCTGCATTCGTTGCTGGACAGTGCTTCTCGGCATCTGGCAAAGTACATGGTCGGTATGGACGATGAGGATCACCTGCGCGCTGCTTGCTGGAACTTGCTGTGGGCTCTGAACCAACGGGTGACCCATCCGGAGTTGGACGATAGGTTTGTAGTCAAGGAGAAGAAAGCGGCAAATGATAAGAAATCACCCGAAATGGTCTTGACTAAATGTGCCAACTGCGGTAAGGAGTGGCCTGTGAGCGAAGATGACTGGGTACGCATGTGTGCATGGTCTTTTAGCCTCAAGCGCGACAGTGCTATCACTCGTTGCCCGGATTGCCGTGAGGTGACACGTATTTATAAGGTGGGAGAGGTGAGCATTGATGAATAACTGGATGCGCGAAGTGGATTATGCGACCTACTGCCCGAAGTGCGTGAACTTCAAGGTGCTGGAAACGGACGAGCCCTGCAACGAGTGCATGACGGAGTGTGCGCGGGAGGGAACTGTGAAACCTCTGAAGTTCGAGGAGAAGACGCGAAAATAACGGGCTCCTTTATGGAGAAATCCAAATACTGACTATAAAGGAGAAATATTTATGGCAAAGGTTTACACTATGGACGAACTCGAAATGGCACGAAAGAAAGCTCAAATTCGGGAGTGGTTCCAGGACAAGAAAGTAAAAGTACAGAACTGGTGTTATGTGCACAAGGAGCAGATTATTACTTATGGTCCGTATGTCGTAAGCGGAATTGCAGTAGGAGCAAAAATACTGTCAAAACGCGCGGCATTAACCAAAGAGGAAGATCTGAAGAACTTGTACTGCTATGACAGAAGTTTGGGGCATTACTGGAAATTACGTCGAGAACTTACAAACGATGAGTGGTTGGAAATCGACCGGAGAAAGAAAAACGGTGAAAGGCTGAGTGATATTCTCGCTGATATGAGAGTATTGGACTGACTTCATTATGGAGCCGTGGAGAAATCTGCGGCTCTTTATTTTCAAATTGGAGGTTGAACGCACAAATGAGAAACATGTCTAAGAAAACCTGGAAACTCCGGGTTTGGAATTGCATGACCGAGATGCAGAAGCTGGATATTCTGCTGAAGCACGCTAAGGTTCCGCATACTTATGGACGTCGTTGGCCAGAGATGGACAGACCGAACTGTCAGGAGTATCTTCCGGGTGGACGGCACGATGGTGGTGAGCAAATCACTGCATATGATGCTGCTGGAAATCGTATCTGGGACGGCATTTGGGGTTGGGGTTCCTATGGCTTTGAGCAGGGGCTTATCGAGGTGATGGGCACGCAGGCACTTGGCCATGATGATGTTGAAGGCTGGCTCACGGCTCGTCAGGTCACGAAGATGTGGAGGTGTAGAAATGCTGCGAAAAATCGCTGAATTTATCAAGATATTCTGGGCAGAGCCGTGAAGAAATCTGCGGCTCTTTATTTTTACAAGAAGGGAATAAGAAATATGCTTCAGAAAATTATCGCGTTCGTTATCAATTTCCTGACGCTCAGCTCGCCCTGCGGTTGGATGATGGATATTCTCAAGGATACCCGCAAGTATAAATTCTATAACCCTCTGCGGGAGCTGGAAATCGCTGAGAATCACTTCAACTTCTGTGAGCAGGAGTATATGTCGGCGGCTATTTTCGAGCTGTGCGTGGCTGAAAGTAGGGTTAAAACATTGATGGGAGGCGCACTTCTGTGACGTATTATCATCAGATTTATCGTTGCCGCAAATGTGGGAATGAGTTCTGCCCGGTGACGGTACATACCGAGACTGTCATGTATATTGAGCTGAACAATTTTCTGAACAGGGTCAATGGCGAACTCGAGTGGGATCACAAAGAGATGCCTTTAGCACCGAGGCTGTATAGGGCGCATACATGCCCGAACGGTGACATTGGCGTTGGGGACTTCATCGGGTACCAGAAGGAGGAGCAATGAGTATGTATGAAAAGATCGGCAAGTTTATTGGCGGCGTTCTGGCGGTTACTATCACGGCCTGCGCGTGGCTGATAATCATTGCGTTTACCCTGAAATGCCTGTGGTTTATTATCTTCAGGTTCTTGGGGTGAGGTGAATGATGGATAGTGATATTCGTTGGATAGCCGACCTGGTAGATGCAGGAAAAATCACAGTTGACCAGGCAAGAGAGATAATAAACGCCGAAACGATTGATATTTTATATGCAAATAATGAGCCGTGCATCATTCTGATTCGCAATGCCGGCGAACCAACGAAGGAGATCGGGCTATATTCTGAGGATTCCGAAACTCATAAGCTGGAAATGGTAAAAGTCAACGCTACGCTGCAAGATGTAGTTGAACAATGCATTCGCAATGAAATCAGCTACCAAGATGCTCAGCTATGGTGTTTGGCGAATAATATTTCATTTCGCAAATTTGACCGATGGCTGTACTATACACTGCGGGGTAAAGAAAGAGATATTCCGTCAGAGCCTGTGTATTGGCTGCACCGACTCGCTTTATTTTTTAAGCGGTGTTTTGATTGGTTGCTCAATTTGATTCTGGAGGTTTTTACATGAATGAGTCATTTGGAACTTGTACTCAGTTAGCTAGAAGGTGCGCTGTTTGTCCTAAAGTCTCTACCTGTGATCATAAAAGAATGGAGCATCTTGGATATATTATTCCAATCCCAGATCTTAATGTCAGTATTGTTGTCACAAGAGCCAATGGAAAGAGCCTCGGTCAGCTCGAAATGGTTGATTCACTGATGAAAAGGAGATTTAATTATGAAAATCATTGAACCAAAATACGAAATCCTCACTGATATTTCTGATGGCGGCATCAAAGAGCTTCAGCAGATCGAGCGTGTGGCGCGGGTCTGCTACAAGAGCGAGGATAAGATCACGCCGGAGGGTGAGTCGGCAAAGAAACTGGTGGGCTTTCTGGTGAAGCAGGGGCATGAGGCTATGCTGGAGCATTCGCAGCTGTCCGTGCTGTTTACCTGTGACCGGGCCATTGCCAATGAGCTGGTGCGGCACCGCATCGCGAGCTTTGCACAGGAGAGCACCCGGTACTGCAATTATGCAGGAGAGAAGTTTGGCGGGGAACTGAGCTTTATTCGGCCGTTTTATATTCCTAACGAGCCTAATGAAAATGCAATCAACGCAGCTTCTTCGACAGAAGAATTTATAAAGCTCGAAACGGACTATCAAATCCACCATGCGTGGTACTGGGCTTGTGATGATGCTGAAAAAAGCTACAAAACTCTCATCGCCAATGGTCTCCGTCCTGAACAGGCCCGTTGTGTGCTGCCGTTGTGCCTGAAGACCGAGATCGTGGTGACTGCCAACTACCGTGAGTGGCGCAATATCTTCAAGCTGCGTACTCCTGTGGCGGCTCATCCTCAGATGCGTGAGCTGATGTGCCCGCTGCTGAAAGAGCTTCAGAGCAAGATCCCGGTGGTGTTCGATGATATTTACACGTTCTGGCCGGCGGATGACCAGACGCGGAAGGGGAGTATGGTGAAGTGATGCGAATTGTGCTGCTCGTAAGCATTATTTTACAAGCTATCGCAATCGGAATGTCTTTTGCTGAGAACATCGGCAAAGAAAAACAGAGAATCATCAAATATGCAGGATGGTTCTTGCTTTTGATTTACATGATATTTGGTTGAGGTAATTAACTAATGAAAAATCGTATTATTTGTTTTGCTGTATCGCTGATGATGCTTGTTGGCTGCCTCGGGTTATGCAGTTGTGGAAACTATAGGGTGTTTGGTACGACATTTACCTATTCCTGGGCACAGATTAAGTTGCCAGATGGAACTATTGTTCAGGGCAAAGTGGACAACTGGACTGACTACGAAGGCGATCAGCTGCAAATCACGATTGACGGTACCACATATCTGGTTCATGCAGCAAATGCTATTATGAAAACCTGAGTGGGAAAGGATGTGGTGATAAGAAATGCAGCAAAGAACGTATAATTTTCTTGTGAAGATGCGGATTCCGATGGTGGGCGATGCGGTCGAGATGATGGGTGATGCGGTCGAGATGACTATTGATTCGCTCGATTCACATCGGTCTGCCCCGATGATTGATATTTGCACTGCCATTGCAGAGAAGTATCACACGAACGTAAAAAGTGTCACTGCTCGCCTTGTGAGGACTGTGAATGCAATGGAATATCGGAGCGGTGTGTATCCTAATCCTGAAATGGAAGAGCTCCGTATTGCGTTCAGACTTGATAAATGGACGCTTAAACGATTCCTGTATGCTGCAGCGAGGAGGCTTATGGGCCAATGAAAAACCGTTATATTTGCTTTGCGATGCATTTGGCTGTGTAGCTGTATCCCGAACTAACAAGCAAGAGGCGCGGATTTTTCTACGTCTCTTATTTTTATTCGAGGAGGTGGTACTTTTGCTTGACGACTCGACTCCTACATGATATTCTTGTACTAGTATAAGGAGGTGCTTTTATGGCACGAACAGTGAAATGTCCTAGTTGTGGCGCTGAGCTTACGGTGAAAGAAGGCAATCGAGACTTCATGTTCTGCGAATATTGCGGGACGAAAGTGCGGCTTGATGACTATCAGGAGACGCACAGGTTTGTGGATGAAGCAAAAGTCAAGCGGGTTGAAGCTTTCAAAGACTTAGCGATGAAGAAGATGGAAATGGATGAACAAAAGCGTAAAGACGAAAAAGATAATGAAGCAGAACGCAGAAAAATGGAGCCTGTATATTTGAGCTTACTCATAGCGCTTCCTATAATCTTTTTTATTCTCGCTAAATTATTTGGCGCTGAATAACATAGAAAGGTCTCGATATAAAATTCGGGGCCTTTTCTTTTTTATCTGGCAGTAGACTCTGCCAATTTCTATTTGCCGCTTTTTGTTAATTTTGTGATAATAATTGAAAAAGCATCAATTTTCTGGCCAAAAACCCATTTTGTGGCCAAAAATTTTAGAAAAACGGCCACATATTTTGACGTAGATACGTTATAAATATGCGCTGTGGCCAAAAACCCACTTTTTTCTTTAAGTTAATTAAAAAATGAAAAAAATAATATATATAATAGAACAGAAAAAATGGTCTTTTGGCCACAACTTGTTTTTCATGCATTGCCCCCATATCCCCTGTCGATATTAACCTTGTAAAATAACGTCGGATAGTGTATTATAAAAAGCAGCACATTAGTGGCTGACTTCTTATGAGTATGAGGTAAAGCGTATGGAATACATCGAGGAACTTGCTAAAAATTGGAAACAGTATGGTTACTCATTTGATGCGAGAGAAATTCTTCCGAACGGTGATGAAGCATGGGTGTATTCAACCCTGGAGTTAGGACTACCAGTTCTTTGGTTGAAACATCCAGATGGAAGTTTCGAACATTATGTCATACATACGGATGGATATGACAAACCAACTGGCGAGCATTGGTGTTTTTGGTGCCATTGTCAAATGGAGCGATACGAAAATATTTGGAAAGTTCCTATCTGGCGATGCCCAAAGTGTGAAGAAGAGCACTACGAAGAAGACGTGGATTTATGTAGTGCTCCGACCGAAGAAGCAAGTTATGCCGATGATGAACTCGAACCTGAAGAAGAATGGCTCGATACATACTATAGAGAAAATCCCTATATACCTCACGACGAATACGATTTTGACGGGTTTTAATTTAATAGTCTTTTAATATTGCCTCTGCGCGAAAAACGCAGAGGCTTTTCTTTTGCCCTTTTTTACAAAAATTAACACTTTTTCACAAAAATTACCGCGAAAAAAACAGCCTCTTTTATGAGGAGAATAGAACGTGTCTTAAACATACTATTCTTTTTATTTTTGGAGGTTGACATGCTCGAAAACAAATTTAAGACCGGATTGGTGAAAGAACTGAAAAAGCGCTTTCCCGGTTGTACGGTGGTTCATTTGGACCCGAACGAAGTTCAGGGACATCCTGACCTTTTAGTTTTGTATGGTCCTACTTGGGCTGCGCTTGAGGGAAAGAAGTCGGCAAATGCTCCTCATCGCCCTAATCAGGACTACTATGTCCAGAAGATGAACGAAATGAGCTTTGCCGCTTTTATTTATCCGGAAAACAAGGAGGAGATACTTGATGCAATGGAACGATCATTCGAGGCTCACGGGGCAACATGCATTTCTGGGAGCAAGTAAGTATCACTGGCTTAACTATGACCGAGATCGCTTGGTTGATGCCTACCTGAGTAATCAGGCAAAAGAGCGAGGCACGAGACTCCATGCATTTGCAGCAGAATGCATCGAGCTTAAGCAAAAGCTTCCCAAGAGCAAGAAAACGCTGAATGCCTATGTCAATGATGCCATCGGCTTCCGCATGACACCTGAAGTTGTGCTTTATTACAGCCCGAATTGTTTCGGGACAGCGGACGCTATCATGTTCGACGATGGCGTCCTTCGCATTCATGATCTGAAGACTGGAACCGTTCCTGCTCATATGGAGCAGCTTTATATTTACGATGCCTTGTTCTGTTTGGAATACGGTATCGATCCTGTAACTATTCGGTTCGAAAATCGAATTTATCAGAGCGATGATATTTGGGTGGAAAATCCCGAAGCAGAAGATATTCTTCCGATCATTGCAAAGATCAAGGAATTCGATAAAATCATCAACGAAGTAAAGCTGGGAGCTGCAGCATGAATCCTATCGAAAAAGATATTCGCTCTTATTATGGAGTTGAATCACGGAACGGGGTGCTTGAACACTACGGCACCAAAAAACATTCTGGTCGGTATCCATGGGGTTCTGGGGAGAATCCTTATCAGCATTCGGGAGATTTTCTTTCACGAATTGAACTTTTGAAAAATAAAGGACTTTCAGAAAAAGATATTCTGAACTCTATCAACGATACACTCCCGAAGGAATATCAGATGAGTCTTTCGGAGTTTCGTGTTGCTAAAAGCAAAGCTATAAATTTGCGCAAAACGTCAGAATATGAGCAAATTAAAGACCTTAGAGATAATAAAGGCCTTGGGTGGACAGACATCGCAAAACAGCTCAACATGAGTGAGTCAAGCGTCCGGTCTAAATACTCTGGTAATATCGACAAAAAAGCAAAACGTGCAGAGAGTATCGCCGAAACTTTGAAAAAAGAAGTAGAGAAAAAGGGCATGGTTGACATTTCTGAAGGTGCGAACCAAGTGCTTGGAATATCTGAAACCGAGCTTATCGATGCCGCATACACACTTGAAGCAGAATATGGTTTCAAACGGTATGGTGTTGGCATTCGCCAGCCGACTAACATTCGTCAACAGACAAACATTACTGTTTTGGCCAAGCCTGAGTTTGACCAGAAATATGCCTACCAGCACCAAGACCAGATTGATTCGCTGGGTGATTACCATTCTGATGATGGTGGCGAAACTTTTCAGAAGCTTCAACGTCCATCAAGTTTGGATTCAAGCCGTGTGGCAATTATGTATGGCGATGAAGGTGGTCTGGCAAAAGATGGCGTCATTGAGATTCGCCGTGGTGTCCCGGATCTTGATCTTGGCAAAAGCCATTATGCACAGGTGCGTATTCTTGTCGATGGCGACCACTATCTGAAAGGCATGGCTGTTTATTCCGACGATCTTCCGGATGGCGTTGATGTTAGGTTCAACACCAATAAACCTTCCGGCACCCCCAAGATGAAAGTTCTGAAAGAAGCGAAAGCTGATCCAGACAATCCTTTTGGTGCAGCCATCAAAGCAAATGGTCAGAGCATGTACATCGGAGCTGATGGAAAGGAGCACCTGTCTCCTATCAATAAACTGAAAGAAGAAGGCGACTGGGATACAATGTCCCGAAATGTCTCTTCTCAATTTCTTTCCAAGCAGCCCAAGAAGTTGATTGAGAATCAGCTGAAACTGACTGTCGCGGACTATAAAGCACAGTATGATGAAATCATGCAGTACAACAACCCGACGATTAAGAAGAAACTGCTCACTGACTTCGCTGATACATGCGAAGGTACATCGATGACCCTCAAAGCATCTGCTTTTCCCGGACAGTCTACGAAAGTCATCCTTCCGATCAATCAGATCAAAGAGACGGAAGCATACTGCCCGACATATGAAAATGGCACGAAGCTTGCATTGATACGCTTTCCGCATGCAGGCACTTTTGAGATTCCTATTGTCACAGTCAACAATAAGAATGTTCACGGCAAGCGGAATCTTGGAGCAATTCAGGATGCAATCGGCATCAACGCAAAGGTGGCAGAACGCCTTTCGGGCGCTGACTTTGATGGCGATACCGTCATGGTGATTCCTATTACGGACAAAGTCAGCATTAAGTCTACTCCTGCACTGAAGGATTTGAAAGATTTCGATCCTAAAACTGAATACGCAGTACCACCAGGTAATCCTAATCACGTCCGTCTCATGAAAAAAGAGGAGAAGCAACGTGAAATGGGCGTCATTTCTAATTTGATTACGGATATGACTCTTCGTGGCGCGGATGAGAAAGAACTGGCTCGTGCTGTTAAGCATTCAATGGTCGTTATTGATGCAGAAAAGCATGGCCTCGACTACAAGCGCTCTGAAAGGGAAAATGGTATCGCAGAACTTAAGCAGAAGTGGCAGATTCGTGTTGATGAGGAAGGAAATGTCAAGTACGGTGGAGCATCCACACTTCTGTCTCGTCGTAAGCAAACGATACGAGTTCCTGAACGTCGTGGAAGTGTTCATGTTGACAAAGATACTGGTGAACTAGTTTATAAAGAGAGCGGACGTACCTTTATCGATCCCAAAACCGGAAAGGAACGCATGGCCGAAGACACGGTCAGCTTGATTTCTGAAACCAAAGACGCAAGAACACTGTCCTCTGGCACCATTCAGGAAAACCTCTACGCCGATTTCTCGAACCAGCTTAAGGCCATGGCCAGACAGGCTCGTAAAGAGGCTGAGAATATGCCCGGTTTGAAGTACAGTCCGGCAGCAGCGAAGCAATATGCATCCGAAGTTAGGTCTTTGAACGATAAGTATAACACCATGCTCATGAATAAGCCAAAAGAACGCAAGGCAATGCTCATTGCTAATGCAAGTATTAAAGCCAAAATTCAAGAACAAGGTCTTAATCCTGCAATCGATAAGAAAGAAATTAGAAAAATCTCTTCTGTCGAGATGCAGCGCGCACGCGATTCTGTTGGTGCAAGCGGCCGCAAATCTAAGGTCGTTTTTACAGATAAAGAATGGGAAGCGATTCAAGCAGGAGCGATTTCTGATAGCAAACTCATGAAGATTCTTAATTCTTCTGATTCTGACGAAATTGTGAAGCGCGCAATGCCGAAAGCGACGACTGTTATGAGTTCTGCAAAAATGTCGAAAGCCAAAGCAATGCTTCGCAGTGGTTATACGTATGAGGAGATTGCAAAAGCTTGCGGTGTGCCGGAGTCAACGGTCTACAGTGCATTGAACAAGTGATTTTACATGAAAGGAGCACGGATATATGGTTCGTTGCTTTCTTACCACTTTTGATAACCCGTATTCTCCTTACGAGCAGTTCGAAGAATGGTATCAATATGATACGGATCATGGCTATAACTCATCTGGTCTTCTCATGAGGCTTGCCGAGACGTCTTCTCAGTTCACAGACAATGAGAATGCCTATGAAATCGAGAAGGCTATCGACAGAATTGTAGCTGCTGATCCGCAAAACATCTACGAGAAGCTCAAGATCGAAGTAAAAGACGAAGACACACTGGATAAAAGTGCTTAAGCATAGGGGAGGGGTCTCAAAAATGACACCCCCTCTCAAATCGCGCCGGTCTTTGATATTTCCCCGGAGGGAAAATTGATATTTGGGCTTTAAGATGAAATTGCCGAGGCCACGGGGAGTAGACCGCAGCTTCGGCAGTTTTTGCAAGGGCTTATGGGAGAAACGCCTCCTATGAAATTCGGGTTCATGATGTTCAACCTCCATTGACATTTTTCTTCTCCTTTCAGATGCCATGACAAGCCACGCCCATGAGCCCTTGCAAAAGCGAAATAAAACCATAAGAAAAGAGGAAAAGTTATGGAGCCGAAAAGAAGCGCTCCGGGAGAGACGGCTGCGGCTTCGGACCGGCCTGCCTTCAGCCCGGAAGCACAGGAACAGTACATGATAAATCTGGCCATGACTCTGGTGGAAAGACGGCTTCGGGAAGGAACGGCCTCTAGTGCAGAGACCACTCATTTTCTGAAGCTGGCCACCATGAAGTCAGACCTTGAGAAGAAGAAGCTGGAGGAAGAGAACAAGCTTCTGCGGGCAAAGACCGAGACGCTTGAGGCTGCCAAGGACTCCAAGGAGATGTACGACAAGGTGCTGAAAGCTATGGCAAAATACAACGGCGTTGGAGAGGATGACGAGTATGACTTTAATTGAATTGGCGTTTGCTATGTGCTGGCTTGTAGTAATCGTTTTTGCCTCGATGTTCTTTGCACAGTGGGTAGAGAAACACACGCAGAGTTATGCAATGGAACTCTTTGCGCAGTTCGGGATTCCTGCGCTGTTATGGTGTGGAATGCTGCTTTTGTATGCGGCATTGCAGCAGAAGGGTCTGCTGAGGTGAGTAGAATGACTACGATCGCGGTAAACGTACGACTCTTTTTGGCAATACTGTGTTCTTTGGCCCTTATCTGTACGTTTTTGCTGATCGCGACAGACACAACGGATGAGAAGCGTGATTTCGTGCACTATGTAATGTATATTCTTGTGTTTTTACTTGAGATCGGAATGGAAGTGACGATCATGCTCTTTGTTGGGGGGGGGAGTATGAAAAGCTATACGGAATTATGCACTCTGCCGACCTACGAGGAGCGGCTGGAGTATTTACAGCTGCATGGGGAAGTTGGGAGAGACACCTTTGGGTTTGACCGATGGCTGAACCAGGATTTTTACCAATCGAGAGAGTGGCGGCAGTTCCGGGACAGGATCATTGCGAGAGACATGGGGTGTGATCTGGGGTGCCCGGACCATCCCATTACGGATTGGGTGCTGCGGGATGGCAGACCGGTGAGACCGCGCATCAGCATCCACCATTTGAATCCGATCACGAAAGAAGATGTGATCCGGCACAGCGAAAAGCTGCTGGACCCGGAAAATGCCATCTGCGTTTCGGCTGCGACACACAAGGCTATCCATTACGGCACCGGGGACGGGCCGAAGATACCGGATGGCAATAGAACAGCAGGGGATACCTGCCCTTGGAGGAAATAGGATGAACTGGACGACAGCTTGGCTTACCATGAAGCAGGGACACAAAGTGAAACGGCGGGGCTGGAAGGACGCCTACTGGCATATTTCCGGCACGGAGCTTCTGATCCACAAGGAAAACGGCGAAGAGGTCAACTTCCGTAAGGTCAAAGACATTGGCATGATGCTGAACGTGACCTGCTGCGACGACTGGGAACAGGTTATGGAGGGATAAGATGTACGCGATAAAAAAGTTTGATGAAGGGGAAGCGGAATACAGTGTCCTTCTGCGGCGGAAGCTGGAAGAGGCAGAGGCGATGCTTCTGAAGCTGAACCCGAGCCGGGAAAGAAGCCTTGCACTGACGAAGCTGGACGAGGCATTGCTATGGGCGAACGCCGCGATCGCGGCTGCCGGCGTCAGCACGGACCGAGAGAGCAGCGCAGCATCGGAAGCGGCCGAACAGTCGTGGGCGATGATGTCTGCCCCGGTCATGAAAAAAGAAATCGCCATCGATATTCCGAAAGAGATTCGTCTGGGAGAGCCCATTTGCGATATATCCACGATGATCTGCAATTCGATGAACAACAAGACTCAAGCGATTGGCTCCAAACGATGATGGGCCGCCCTGCCGGGCAACGAAAACAGAGGAGAAATCAAAATGGAACAGAGAGATTTTATGACCCGCGCAAAGCAGCTGGTGGTGGACTACTTCAACAGTCATGTGGACGTGACCGACGGCAAGAAGCTGACGATGGAGGATGTGTTCATCGTATGGTTCTCGAAGACTTTGCAGAACTGGAAGGCGCTTGTGAGCACCACTGTATCCGACGGCATGTACTATGAGATCACCCACAATGGCGACAAGAAGGAGACCTACCTTGACGTGTATAAGAAGTGGGAGAACCAGTGCATTGCGGACGGGGACACTGCACGTTAACGGAGGAGTGGCATGGACAGCATCCTGACAAGCGTAAAAAAGCTGCTGGGCATCGCCGAGGAGTGCGAGGACTTTGATGCAGACATCGTGATGTATCTGAACAGCGTATTCATGGTGCTGACCCAGATGGGGGTAGGGCCGAAAGAAGGCTTTGCCATTACTGGAAAAGAGGAGCTTTGGAGCCAGTTTATTGCCGACCCGGTGAAGGCGGCAGCCGTGAAAGCATATGCCGCCATGAAGGTGCGGCTGATGGGCTTTGATGTGCCTCAAAGCAGCTCTACCCTGGACGCACTGAAAAATGCCGCTGCTGAGATGGAGTGGCGGCTCAACTGCGAGTTCGATACCCCGAAGGAAGGCAGCTCCTGAACGCCCTGCAGGCATCGGCGCGGACTCCGGCGGTGAAACGGAACGTGCGGACGCAGCATACGAGGGAGATGCGGGGGGGTGAAACGATATGCATAACATGCAGGAAGCATTGCGTCTATGGGCGGCTGGAACGGTGAACTGGAACATGACGGACGCTTACAGCCTCTGCCGGACTTGTGCACGGTTCCATACGGCTGACTGCCCGAATGCAAAAGACTGCTTTGACACGCCGAAGAGGCCGTATTACAAGGCAAGAAACTGTAACAGCTCTACCTTATTATAATAGGAGGTTAGAAATATGGCACTCTCGAACACGGCCACACCGATCTACTACGGCCGTTTTCGGGAGGCCGTGATGCGGGGCGAGATACCGGTATGCCGTGAAATTTCAATGGAAATGAACCGGATCGACGACCTGATCGCCAACCCTGGCATCTACTACGACGACAAGGCAGTCAACGGCTTTATCGCCTTTTGCGAGGATGAGCTGACTCTGACCGATGGCGGAGACGTGAAGCTTCTGGACAGCTTTAAGTTATGGGCCGAAGAGATCTTTGGCTGGTACTACTTTGTGGAACGAAGCGTGTATGTGCCTCATGAGCACGGCGGAGGCCACTACGAGACCCGCAGGATCAAGAAGCGTCTGGTGCAAAAGCAGTATCTGATCATCACCCGTGCAGCGGCGAAGACCATGTATCTGGAGTTTCTTCAGGCGTACTTTCTGGTGGCGTATACCACCACGACCCGACAGGTGACCACTGCCCCCACCATGAACCAGGCAGAGGAAGTGCTGGCTCCGCTGCGGACTGCTCTGGCCCGGGCCAAGGGGCCTGTGCTGAAGTTTATGACCGAAGGGAGCCTGCAGAATACCACTGGGTCGAAGGTGGATCGGGTGAAGCTGGCCAGCACAAAGAAGGGCATCGAGAACTTTGTCTCCAACAGCCTGTTGGAGGTGCGGCCTATGACCATTGAGAAGCTCCAAGGCCGTCGAGACATGGTGGCCACAGTGGACGAATGGCTGAGTTGCGACATCCGGGAAGACCCAATCGGTGCCATCGAGCAGGGTGCAGCCAAGAACGAGAACTATCTCATTGTGGCGGCCAGCTCTGAGGGTACGGTACGAAATGGATGCGGTGACGACATCAAAATGGAATTGATGCAGATCCTGAAGGGAGAATACATCAATCCCCACGTCTCCATCTGGTACTACAAACTGGACTCTATTGACGAAGTCGGCAAACCGGAGATGTGGCTGAAGGCGAACCCGAACCTCGGAAAGACCGTGACCTACGAGACCTACCAGCTGGACGTGGAGCGCGCAGAGAAATCGCCCAGCTCCCGGAATGATATTCTGGCAAAGCGCTTCAACCTGCCCATGGAGGGATATACCTATTTCTTCTCGTACGAGGAGACGCTGTGTCATCGGCACCGTGATTTCTGGCAGATGCCATGCGCTATGGGAGCTGACCTGAGCCGGGGCGACGACTTCTGCGCCTTTACGTTCCTATTTCCGCTTTCCAACGGATATTTCGGGGTGAAGACGCGGGACTACATTACCAGCTACACCCTAAGTCAGCTGCCCATCTCCAGGCGGCAACAGTATGAGGAGTTCATGCAGGAGGGGACGCTGTTCGTCTTTGACGGAACCATCCTCGACATGATGCAGGTATACGACGACCTTGACGCCTTTATCCAGCAGAACGAATACGACATCCGGGCCTTCGGGTATGACCCATACAACGCAAAGGATTTCGTGGAGAGGTGGGCGACCGAGAACGGCAACTTCGGCATCACCAAGGTCATTCAGGGCGCGCGGACGGAAAGCGTGCCGCTTGGCGACTTAAAGAAGCTAAGCGAGCAGCGAAAGCTCATCTTCGACGAAAAGCTGATGCAGTTTGCCATGGGGAACTGCGTGGCACTGGTGGACACGAATGGAAACCGGAAGCTCTACAAACAGAGGCAGGACCAGAAAATCGACGCCGTGGCCGCCATGATGGACGCCTATGTAGCGTGGAAACAGAACCGGGATGCATTTGAGTGAGAATTATGCCACCTGAATAATCGTGATTACGAGACAGACGGAAAGAAGTGTGCCCCATATATCTTCAATGATGCCCTGTGCTAGAAAAAGAGCAGCATGAGGTTCATGCAGGCTATCAAGATATTTTCCGAGCAAGACCAACACAAGAGATCTGGCATCAAGAAAAGGCACAAGTGCATCATGCTTTATTGCTTCCGTCAGAAGCTCATCCAGAGATAGTCCATCTTTCTTGATTTTACTCAACAAAAAGTTCCCGAAGATCTTTTGGAAAAGCACCAAGAAGATATTGACCAGGAACATTCGGATTTTAGAAAAGAGATCTCAGGAAATAAAAAATCTGAATGATAGAACACCGCAAAACGCATCGACTTAATGGCCGGTGCGTTTTTTGTTTGCAAAGGAGGTAAAGTGTGACTGTTTATAATGATGAACTGTACCATTGGGGTATCAAAGGCATGAAGTGGGGTGTGCGGCGATACCAGAACCCGGATGGTACTTTGACATCTGCCGGGAAAAAACGATACTCTTCAGATGACTATAAAAACGGCATCAAGAAAGCCGGAAATGTTGCCAAACAGCTTTTGAAGGATACTGCTCATCCGATGGACAAGAATGGCTGGACAAATCGTCCGAAGTCTGATCCTAACCCTTGGTATGGAAGCCAAAGAAAAGTTGCAGAAAAGCTTGAACGCCATTCGACGAAGGCTCGTTCCAACAATCCCAAAAAGATGACCGATGAAGAGCTGAATCAGCGAATCGCCCGGATGCAGAAAGAAAAGCAGTATATGGAGCTGAAGAAGAGCACGTCACCTGGTAAGGCTTATGTGACTGATCTGCTGAAAACTGCTGGCAATAAAATCGTTGGTGGTGCAGCCGGTGCAATCGGTGGCGTGGCTGGCAAGGCGGCTGTAGATGCAGTGCTGAATCACTATGGCGATATCGCTGTGGCTGCCGTAAATGCGACTGGGAGCGATGCTTTGAAAAAAGCCGTTGTAACGGCCGCAATGGCTTCGGCTGTAAAGAAGTCCTGATCTGGAGGAAATCAAAATGGCATCACAAACCTTTGGCTCCAGACTGAGACACGCCTGGAATGCGTTTTTGAACCGGGACCCTCCAGGGAAGATATACTACGGCGGCGGATACAGCTACCGCCCCGACCGGGTGCGGATGAACCGGACAAGCGACCGCACCATCATTTCGGCCATATGCACCCGCATCGCTATGGATGCAGCAGCCATTACCATCAATCACGTAAGGCTCGACGAAAACGGACGCTACAGCGAAACCATTTCGTCGGGCCTTGATTCTTGTCTGAACCTTTCCGCCAACATTGACCAGACCGGACGGGGCATGCGGTTCGATATGTTCCTGTCCATGCTGGATGAGGGCGTCATCGCCGTGGTGCCGGTGGACGTGGAGCTGAACGAAGCGACCGGCGAAATGGACATCCAGTCCATGCGGGTGGGCAAGGTGAAGGAGTGGTACCCTGCCGACGTGCGGGTAGAGCTCTACAACGAGAAGACCGGCCAGAAGGAAGAGGTGACCCTGCCGAAGGACCGGGTAGCCCTGATCGAGAACCCCTTCTACGCCGTGATGAACGAGCCCAACGGAACCATCCAGCAGCTGACCCGGAAGCTCCACCTCATGGACGTCATCGACGAGCAGGTGGGAGCCGGGAAGCTCGATCTTATCATCCAGCTGCCCTACGTCGTGAAGAGCGAGGCCCGCAAGAAGCAGGCCTTGGAGCGGCGGCAGGAGATCGAGGACCAGCTGGCAGGCTCGAAGTACGGTGTGGCTTACACGGACGGCACGGAACACATCACCCAGCTGAACCGCAGTCTGGAAAACAATGTTCTGAAGAGTGTGGAATACCTGACCAACATGGCATACAGCCAGTTGGGTATCACACCGGAGATCATGAACGGCACTGCGGACGACAAGGCGATGACTAACTACGAGAACAGGACCATCGAGCCCATCGTAGCGGCCGCCGTGGATGAGTTCAAACGGAAGTTCCTGACGAAAGAGCAGCGAGATGAAAAGAGTGAGAGCGTGCTGTTCTTCCGCGACCCGTTCAAGCTGACGCCGGTGTCGGCTGTGGCAGAGATCGCAGACAAGTTTACCCGCAACGAGATCATGACCTCGAACGAGATGCGGCAGGCCATCGGCATGAAGCCCTCGAAGGACCCGAAGGCGGATGAGCTGCGGAATGCGAACATCAGTCGGTCGAACGAGGAAGCTGTAGGACAGCAGCAGATCGTTGCGGACGGGAAAGATGCAGATGCAAGAATGCTTGGATATTAGAAAGGGGATGCTGAATTTCAAAATGGCTATCGATTATGATTGCAGTGGATGGGCTACGAAGGCCAACACCCGCTGTTACGACGGACTGACCATCGCGCCGGACGCCTTTAAGGAGTGCGACGGCAAGACCGTGCCGATGGTGTACAACCACGACCACTCGAGCGTGGACAATGTCATCGGCCACTGTCTGCTGAAAAACCGGCCCCAGGGCGTATACTGCTACGCCAAGTTCAACGATACGGACACCGGCCGGACGGCCAAGGCCTGCGTGGAGAACGGCGACCTGAACGCCTTTTCCATCTATGCCAACGGTCTGCAGAAGGTGGGGAAGACCGTGAAACACGGCTTTATCCGGGAAGTAAGCCTCGTACTGGCAGGCTGCAACCCGGGTGCGCTCATCGACGAGGTAGTGAAGCACAGCGCCGATGAAGATTACGATGAGGGCGAGGCCTTTATCTACAACGACGAGGGCCTGAGCCTGACCCATGGGCTGGACCCGGAGGGCAACCCGCTTGAGGAGCTGACCCACAGCGCCGACGACGGAAACGACACGAAACAGGAGGATGCCGGAATGGCGGACGAAGAGAAAAACGGTAAGACACTCAAGGAAGTGTACAACAGCATGACCGACGAGCAGAAAGAATGCTGTCATGCGCTTGTTGGCCTTGTAATGGAAGCGGCAGACAGCGAGGACGGCGAAGACGACGGTGAGGAGGATACGACCGTGAAGCAGAATGTATTTGACCGTGACACCACTGAGACCGTGCTGAAGCACAGCATCGGCGACATCAACGCTGTTATCAAGGGTGCCAAGAGCAGCGGCACCATGAAGGCGGCTTTCGAGAACTCGGACATCACCGGTGAGGAGCTGGCCTACCTGAGCCACGGCATCGACAACGTGGAGTGGCTGTTCCCCGACGACAAGGTGCTGGACAACCCGCCCCGCATCATCGACAAGGACCAGACCTGGGTCGGCAAGGTGATGAGCGCTGTGCATCACATCCCCTTCAGCCGCTTCAAGAGCATGTTCGCTGACCTGACCGAGGAGGATGCACGTGCCAAGGGCTACATCAAGGGTAACTTCAAGAAGGAACAGGTCTTTGGCCTGCTGCGCCGCTCCACCAGCCCCACCACCGTCTACAAGAAGCAGAAGATGGACCGCGACGACGTCATCGACATCACCAGCTTCGACGTCATTGCATGGCTGAAGAGCGAGATGCGCCTGAAGCTGAACGAGGAGATCGCCCGTGCCATCCTGATCGGTGACGGCCGCCCCGCTGCCAGCGAGGACAAGGTGGACGAGAACTGCATCCGCCCGGTGTTCAACGACGCAGACCTGTTTACCATCAAGGTGCAGGTGTCCACTACCGGTCTGACTGCCGTGGAGGACAAGTACAAGGCCGCCATCAAGAGCATCCTGCGCTCCCGCAAGGAGTACAAGGGTGCCGGCACCCCCACCCTGTTCACCACAGAGGATGCCCTGACCGAGATGCTCCTGCTGGAGGACGGCATCGGCCACACTCTGTATGCCGACGAGGCTGCGCTGGCCCGCAAGCTGCGTGTCTCCAACATCGTGACTGTGCCTCAGATGGAAGGCATGAAGGGTGCCAAGGGCGGCGACCTGTTCGGCATCATCGTCAACCTCTCCGATTACACGGTTGGCGCAGACAAGGGCGGCGCTGTCTCCATGTTCGACGACTTCGACATCGACTTCAACGCTATGAAGTACCTGATCGAGACCCGCTGCTCTGGCGCACTGACCACCCCGTACAGCGCCATTGCTGTTGAGTGGGCTGCTTAAGCTTCCTATAAGACGAGAGAGGTTTTGTATTACATGAAATGCCGAGCCCTGCGACAAAGGGCAGGCGGAAAGGAACTATAATGCTGAAACCCTACTACGAGACTGGCTACGACCTGCATGTGGCCAACTACGTTGCCTACCTGCACACCGACAAGAAGCTGTACGAGGACGAGGCGCACAAGACCCAGGCAAAGAAGGATGACGTGGAGAAGGCCTTTAAGCTGGGCCGCCTGATGATCGTGGACGGCGCTAAGACCTACCTGCCCATCGCCCTGCTGGCTGCCGGTGTGGTGGTGTACGACGGCACGACCGCTACGACCTGCACCGTGGCAGCAGAGTAAAAAGCAGGTCATCGAGTTAGCAACAACAAACTGACCTGCCGGACAAAATTCAAAATGGTGACGAACTGAGCGCCGCCAGTGGCGGAAACAGCGAAGTGAGGAACTGGCCGGGGTCAGCGAGACGCGAGCGACAGTGAAGCGGCTGCTGGGCACCCCAACTCGGGTTCCTTAGGGAGGATCTGCTATGAAATGGAGCGGGAAGATCGGGTTTGCGCAGGACACGGAAGAATCGGCCCCCAGCGTATTCGCAGAGCGGATCGTGGAACGGAGCTATTACGGCGACGTGCTGGAGTTTGGGCGGCTGATGCAGGGGAGCGACAAGATCAATGAGGATGTTACAGTGGGAAACCAACTGAGCGTTGTAGCCGACCCATTTGCACAAAACAACCTTTACGCCATGCGATATGCCACGTTTTGCGGGCAGCACTGGAAGATCACGAATGTGAAGGTGCAGTACCCAAGACTGGTGCTGACCTTAGGAGGAATCTGGAATGGAAGCACGCCTGAAGCTTGACGCTTTGCTGCGGAAGGTACTGCGGGAGGCGACCGGGAAAGAGAACCTCTACTTTCAGCCGCCTGCCGGATACAAGCTGAAATACCCCTGTATCGTGTACAGCGAAAGCCGTATCCGGAATGAGCACGCCAATGACAGAGTTTATATCCAGCGCCCCCATTATACGGTGACGGTGATGGATAACGACCCCGACTCGAAACTGAAAGCGGCCGTAAGCGTATTGCCGAAATGCGCCTACGACAGCTGTTTTGTTTCGGAAAACTTATATCACACTGTGTTTACGACCTATGTTTAAGAAGGAGGAATGACTATGGCAAGACTGATTTGGGACGCCGTTGGTGAGAAATTTTACGAAATGGGCACCAAGATGGGCGTTCTGTACCCCATGACCGCTGAGGGCACCTACGAGAAGGGCTCCGCCTGGAACGGCCTGACCGCTGTGACCGAGAGCCCCTCTGGTGCAGAGGAGACTAAGCTCTACGCCGATGACATCAAGTACGCAAGCCTGCGCAGCGCCGAGGATTATGGCTACACCATCGAGGCTTATACCTACCCTGCGGAGTGGGAGGCCTGCGATGGCTCTGCCCAGGTGGCTCCCGGCGTGACCATCGGCCAGCAGAAGCGCAAGGCATTTGGCTTCAGCTGGGTGACCACCAAGGGCAATGACATCACTGACGAGGCCGGCCAGAAGATCCACGTGGCATGGAACAGCACTGCTTCGCCCAGCGAGAAGAGCTACTCCAGCACCAACGACAACCCCGATGCCATCATTTTCAGCTGGGAATGCAGTGCCTCTCCGGTGAATGTCAAGGGTCATCGCCCCACCTGCCATATGGAGATCGACTGCTCCAAGCTGAAGGAGAAGACCGTGCTGGCGATCCAGAACAAGCTCTGGGGCTCTGACGGCGGTTCCGGTGTTGAGGCTGCCAGCGAGGCCACCCTGCCCAGCCCGGATGAGCTGATCAAGTTGATCACCGACACCGAGGCTGCCGCCTAATAACGGGACAAAGGAGAAGAAAAATGCTTAAGAAGACGATGACCACCGTGGATTTCGGTGGTACCGAGAGAACGGAAGACTACTACTTCAACCTGACCAAGGCGGAGATCATGGAGATGCAGCTTTGCACCGACGGCGGCTTTGTGGAGACGGTGAAGAAGATCGTGGAGGCAAAGAATCAGCTTGAGCTGACCCACCTGTTCAAGAAGATCATCTGCGCCAGCTATGGTGTGCTGAGCCCCGACGGCAGGAAGTTCGTGAAGAACCAGCAGGTTCTGGACGACTTTATGGCTACCCAGGCCTACAGTGACCTGTACATCGAGCTGCTGAGCGGCGACGGCAAGGCTGCCGAGGACTTTGTGAACGGCATTCTGCCCAAAGACCGGACCAATGAGGCCGCTAAGGCCCCTGTTTCTCAGCCCGGCCTTGCTGTGCTGAACCCGTAACCTGATGATACCGAACCGTGCTTTGCGTACTGCATAGCACGCTGCCCACACATTTGATGCCAGGAGGAGCAGACGATGCTGACCATCAAAATAGCCGGAACACAGAGCTGGGACCCACAGAAGGCCGAGTTCCGGTACGGTGAGCCCGTTGAGCTGAGGTTAGAGCACAGTCTGCTCTCCCTGGCTAACTGGGAAAGCAAATGGCATATTCCGTTTTTGTCGAACGTCGGAAACCTGACGGCTCAACAGCAGATGGACTATATCCGCTGTATGACCGTGACGAAGGGGGTTGACCCCGAGGTATACCGGCGGCTGACGAGAGAACAGATGAATGCCATTAACATATATATGGACGACCCCATGACCGCTACCTGGTTTCGGGGCGAGCCAAAGCCGAACGAGCCCAGGAACGGGAAGACTGTAAAGCAGAAGCCCCGCCCCAGGCGAGGAGGCACAGAGACCACTGCGGAGGTGCTGTATTACCAGATGTTCCAGCTTGGGATCCCCAAGGAATGTGAGAAATGGCACCTGAACCGGCTGCTGACGCTGCTGCGGGTGGGCCAGGAAGCCAACAACCCGCCCCGGAAAATGAGCAAGGCCGAGGCAATGGCTCAGCAGAGGATGCTGAATGAGCAGCGGAAAGCAAAGCTGCACACGAGGGGGTAAGAAATGCCAAAGGTGATCGTGTGCCGACAGAAAGGCGACTGGAAGAAAACAAAGGGATTTTTGAAGCGGTGCTCGGCGCTGAAGCTGGACGATATTCTGGCTCAGTATGGCCGGGAGGGGGTAGAGGCGCTGTCGAGGGCCACCCCCAAGGACACCGGGAAGACCGCCGCAAGCTGGAGCTATGCCGTACACCGGGACGAGAACAGCATCACCATTACATGGTCCAACTCCAACATCGTGGATGGAGTGCCCATTGCGGTGATCCTGCAATACGGACACGGCACCCGGAATGGCGGGTATGTAGAGGGAGTGGATTACATAAACCCGGCAATGCGGCCTATTTTTGAGAGGATCGCAGAACGGGCATGGGGTGAGGTGAGAACAGAATGAGCCGTGAAGTAGACCAGCGTGTTGTAGAACTGCAGTTCAACAATGCGAACTTTGAGAAAAACACAAAGAAGTCCATGGACTCCATCGACCGGATGATGGAGAAACTGCAGTTCAAAGGGGCCGAAAAGGGCTTTGAGAAGCTGGATGCGGCTGCGGAAAAAGTGGATTTTGCCACCATGAACCGCTCGCTGGACACCTTGCAGCAGAAGTTTTCGGCTCTGGATATTATGGCCGCCACGGTATTGGTGAACATTACCAGCAAGGCCATGAATGCCGGCGAACGATTGGTGAAGAGCTTGTCACTGGATCAGATCACCAGCGGATGGAATAAGTACGCAGAGAAGACCTCGAACGTGCAGACCATCATGAACGCCACCGGCAAGAGCATCGATCAGGTGAACGGCTACCTGAACAAGCTGATGTGGTATTCGGACGAGACCAGTTACAGTTTCAGCGAGATGACCAGCGCGCTTTCGCAGATGACGGCGGCGGGCGGCAATATCGATAAGATGATCCCTATGATCATGGGTATTGCAAACGCCACGGCAGATGCGGGTAAGACTGGCTTTGCGTTCCAGAGCACCATCCGGAACCTGACCCAGAGCTACAGCGCAGGACACTTACAGTTACAGGACTGGAAGAGCCTGAACCTGATGGGTACGGCGACGAAAGCCCTGAAACAGGAGCTTATCGACACTGCGGAGGAGCTGGGGGTCATCAAGAAGGGTGAAGTGACCATCGCCAGCTTTGAGTCGAGCTTGCAGAAGAAATGGGCCAACACGGAGGTCATGGAAAAGACCTTCGGGAAGTATGCTTCCATGATGGAGGCGGCCTATGAGCTGACCCAGAAGAACAAAGGTATGACCAGCTCGGAGGCGCTGGAACAGCTGAAAGGGCAGTACGGAGAGCTGGCAGAACGCGCCGCCCTCGCTGCCCAGCAGGCCACCAGCTTCGCGCAGGCCATCGACTCCACAAAAGACGCCGTCAGTTCAAAATGGATGGCCGTCTTCGAGACTCTCTTTGGCAACAAGGAAGAGGCAACCGACACCTGGACGGAGCTGGCGAACCGGCTGTATGACATCTTCGTGCCGTCCATCGACGCCCTGAACGACCGGATGAAAGCGGGCCTCGACACCGGCTGGCAGCAGATGCTCTCGAACGAGCTGGGTGACCAGGGCAACGCCTACACCTATGCACTGGAGCAGGTAGCACTGGCTACTGGCGCTCTGACGGAAAAGCAGATCGAGGAGGCAGGGAGCTTCGGCGCGGCCCTGCAGGAAAATGGCGTGAGCGCCGATACGCTGCGGCAGGCGCTGGACGAAGCCCGCACCAGCACCGAGAAACTGCTGGCCCTGAGCGATAAGGAGCTGGACGCGCAGGGGTACGACAAGGACGCCATACAGAAGGCCCACGACCAGTTCGTGAAACTGAACGAGGCTGTTCAAAATGGAACACTGGACCTCGAAGGATATGCTGAGGCCATCGGAAGGGTATCGGGCCGGGAGCACCTGATACAGGGGCTTTGGAACATCATGGACGCCATCGGGAAGCTGGTTACGCCCATCAAGGAGGCCTTCAACGAGATTTTCCCGCCTGCAGACGGCGACCGAATCTATACAATCGCCGAACGGTTCGACCTGCTGACCCAGAAGCTCATCATCTCGGATAAGACGGCGGCGAACATCAAGAAGACGTTTGAGGGTGTATTTTCAGTCATCCGTGTTGGCGTGAACATGCTGAAAACCGTCGTACAGACAGCGGCAAATGTTCTTAGTGCGGCAGTCCCTCTTGGCGATGTCCTGCTTGGAATGACTGCCAGCATCGGAGGATTTGTATCCTCGGTAGATGAAAGCCTTGACCCGCTGGAAGCACTTGGCTCGATGATCACTGGTTTTGTCCAGACCATTGCACCGGTGCTTTATTCTTTTGGAAAAGAGGCTGACGTAGTATTTTCTAATTTTGCAAATGGAGCAAAAGATGCTTTCAACAGCTTCGATCCGGAAAGGATGAAAGACTTTATCACCGGAGGGTTGAGCGTCGGTATTCTGGCCTCTGTGAAGAGCTTCCTCGATGGAATCAAGTCTGTCGGGGAAAGTGCAAAAGGTATTATCGGAGGCATTAAAGATACTATCGATTCACTCGGTGAAGCAATCGATGCATGGAAAGAAGCGAAAAAATCGGAAACACTGATCACGATCGCGAAATCTATCGGTATCATTGCAGCATCGCTTGCTGTTGTATCAATGATAAAACCGGAACGACTGAGTGCTTCGATGGAGGCGATGACCGGAGTGTTTCTGGGGCTGCTCGGTGTGATGAAAGCACTTGCACTCATTTCGAAAGAAGTAAGCTCTTTGAAACTAATGGCTGTAAGCACGGGAATGATGGCAGTTTCGTCTGCAGTCCTTGTGCTGTCCGGTGCGCTGAAAGTCATTTCTACCATTGACAAAAGTAATCTTCTTGCAAGTGTTGCAGCGCTTGGCGGAGTAATGGCCGGACTTACTATTGTAGGTGCTGTACTCTCCAAGGATGAGGTAAGATTTCTGAAGGGAGCAGCCGGACTTATCGCTTTTGCAGGTGCTGTCGGCATTCTCACAACGGCACTCAAAGCACTTAGCGGTCTAAAACTGGAAGAAATGGCGAAAGGGCTTGGAGGTATATCCGGAATCGCAGCAGTTCTTGTTTTAGCAGCAAAGCTTATGAATGGCGTAAAATTCGGCATCGGAAACGGTGCTGCGTTTTTAATGCTGGCGGGCAGCATGAACCTGTTGGTATCGGCCTTCAAGAGCTTTGGCGAGATGAACTGGACTGAGATCGGGAAGGCACTTACAACAGCAGGTGCCAGTATCGGCGTTTTTGTGCTTGCATTGAATCTCGCGAAAGGAACTCTCGGAGCGGCCGTGGCGCTGACAACGATGGCCGCAGCTGTGAACCTGCTTGTACCGGCGATAAAAGAACTTGGCTCGCTGAGCCTAACCGAAATGGGCATGGCGCTTCTTGCCGTTGCGGGCGCATTCACCGCCCTTGGTGTTGCTGCAGCGATCCTTGCTCCTCTGACACCGGTCATCGTTGCATTGTCACTATCTATCAGCGCTCTTGCACTGAGCATCGGTGCATTGCTGGCACTAAATTCGGCAGCCATGTTTATTGGGAATCTGGCATCCAGTCTTACTCTGCTCCAGAATCTTAATTTCCAGGTCTTTATCGAAGCCTTGAAATCGGCGGCATGGCTGGTTGTTGAATTTATTACAGGAATCATCAAGGGGTTGGCAGAAGTTGCTTCGACGCTGGCGACTTCCATTGCCAAGATCATAGAAGCAGTATGCTCTGCTATCGTTCTTTCTGCACCTGCCATCGGAGAAGCACTTTATGCAGCAGGCACCACGCTGATCGATGTTATCATCAAACTTCTCGATTATATTTGGGTGAAATGTGAGCCCGCTCTCAATGACCTCTGGGACAAGTTTACCGGATTGGTCAAGAAAAAGGCTGAGAATTTCAGTCTGCTCGACCTGCTGGGGCTGAAGTGGAAAAACCCATTTGCGCCTTTCCTCGACGAACTGGAGCATGGCGACAGCTTTATGGCAGGGCTCTATCAGCAGATGACCGGCACGGGCAAGTATGCGACCGAAGGATTTGCTAATGGTGAGACTGACAAAGACGCCATCGCACAGGTGAAGCAGGCCAGTTCGAATGTGGCGAATACAGCTGTAGAGACCATGAAAGATGACCTCGACCAGCATTCTCCCTCCAAGGTCATGGCCGAAATTGGCCGGTTTGTGACACTGGGACTGGCGGAAGGCATCGGCGACCAGAACGCACTGGCGAAGGCGAAGGCTGCCATGCTGAACGTGGCCACCGGCATCCGTACCGTCTTTACGAACTTCTGGGGCATCCACTCGCCAAGCGACCTCGCCATGAGCGATGCGGAGAACATCCTCGAGGGCGCGGTGCTGGGAATGTGCGACCCGGAAGCACGGCAGAAGCTCTACGACGAAAGCTACAACGCTGCCTCCGAAGTGAAGGGCGGCGTGGGAAAGGCGCTGGACGAGGCGGCCACGCTGGTGCAGGACAAGATGCAGGGCATCTACGCTGCATTCAAAATGGACCCTCTGGGGAGCGGCTCGAATCCCCTGAGAAATGGCGTTGAGACGGCCAGGAAGCAGTTTGAGACGGCCATTCAGGACTCGACGCTTATCCCTGGCAAGAATGGTATCCAGACGGCGAATACGGATACAACATGGGGCGTGAATGACATTGCTGCGGCCGCTAAGAGCAGGCTTGCAGGCTACTTCGGTGCATTCGGAGACTACTACAAGAAAGCGGTCGACGACATTACGCCGGGCACGACCGACCCGACTACCAAGACGAAGGCTTCCAAGACCGGAAAGAGCCTTGCGGAGACCCTTGCAGAGGAGTACAGCAAGAAGCTGAAGGCCAACAAGTACCTGCAGGATGCGCTGAGCAAGGAGACCGCCCTGTGGGAGCTGCAGAGCGAGCACAGCGTGACCAACGAGGAGCTTCTGGCAAAGCGGACTGAGGTGGTGACCAAGCAGATCGAGCTGCAGGCAGACCGAGTGGCCATTGCACAGCAGCAGTACGATACCCTGCTGGCCCGGGTAGGTGCCGGGAACGACAAGACCAAGGACGCCTACAACACCCTGCTGGATGAGAAGGCCAATCTGGAGAAGCTGAGGCAGAGCCGCCACAGCGACATTTGGGGCGATGTACTGAGCCGGTATGAGAACGACGCCAAGACCGCCGAGGATGAGTACGACATGTGGGTATCCATGTACGAGGACACCGCCACGGTAGCAGAGCGCTCGAACCGGCAGATGATGCAGATCAACAAAAAGATCGATGCACAGGCCAAGGTGGTAACGGCTGCCGAGGAGGAATATACCAAGCTCAAGGAAGAGTTTGGGGAGCAGAGCCAGCAGACCCAGGTGGCATACCGGAAGTATCTGGAAGAGCAGAAGGAGCAGCAGGAGCTGATCAACGAGCTTGAGAAGGCCCAGCTTACCCAGTTTGCCAACCAGATCACCCGATACGAGAAGGAAGCCAAGATCGTATCGAACCGGCAGAGGATGTTGGAAAAGCTGTACGACGACGGCAGCCTCTCGGAGCGGGAAAGCGCTTATGAACAGGCGGTGGAGAAGTACGGCGAAGGCTCCAAGGAAGCCCGGCGTGCTGCCATGCAGGGAACCATGAGCTCTCTGATGGGTGTGGGCGCTGCCATGCGCAACATGAGCACCTCGCTGAAAAAGCTGACGGAATACCAGAAGACCTATGACTTCTACGTAGCCCAGGGCAAGAAGGACAGCGAGGAGGCTCTGGACGCACTGGCAGAGCTGCAGGACGAGCAGTACAACTTTGTGGGATTTGCGGAGAGTCTGGCCTCGGCGTTTGACATGAGCGAAAACGGCAAGCAGGCCATGATGCAGTTGGGATACACCATCTCGAAGAACTGGAAACCCATCTACAACGGGTTCAACCAGGTATGGAAGAAGATAAACCCGGCCTTTGCAGAGAGCCTGACCAACCTGATCGGCTTGTACTCACGAGAGGGTGCCAGCGAGACCATGGCCGCCACCATGAACGCTGTGGTAAGTGCCATGCGGGGCGACTGGGGCAGTGCGGTGGCCAGTGGGCTTGAGGCTGTGCTGGACATTGTAGGCACGGACTTTGGCCGGACTCTGAGCGAGGCCATTGGGAATGCACTGCGGAGCGCCTTTAGCGGCAACGGCCTGTTTGCCCAGCTTCTCTCGAAGCTCTTGGGAGGGATGAACCCGGGAGGCTCCGGCGGCGGAGGATTCTTCTCCAAGGCTTTGGACTTTATCAAGAGACTTCTGGGCCGGAAGAGCACCGGCGTTGCCGGCGGAGGAAGCGGGATCTCAAAATGGCTCAGCGCCGGGAAGAGCGCTCTGGGCCTTGGAAAAGCCGCAAAAGCCGCCACAGACCTGGTGCCGGTACTGAGCAGCGTGGGGACTGCCACCGCCAATGTGGCCTCCGGTGTGACCACCGTTGCCAAGGCTGCGGGAGCCGCCAAGGTTGCTGCCGCCGCTGCCGGAGCTGCCACCTCGGGAACTCTGGCCAATGTAGGCATGGGCGTTGCCAAGGTGGCGGCAAGTCTCGGCCCTCACGGACTGCTGGTGGGTGCATGTGTGGCAGGTGCGGCCCTGGTAGGCACTGCCGTGGTGAAGAACTGGGACAAGGTGAAGGCCGGTATCGGCAAAGCCTGGGACTGGATCAAGGAGAAGGCGTCGAACCTCTGGAGCGGTGCGAAGGGTCTCGTGGGCAGTGCGATCAACATCGGCAAGAACGTCGTGGGCGGCCTATGGAACGGCATCAAGGGCGTAGCAGGCGGACTCTGGAACGGCATCAAAGGCATCGGACGAGGCATCATCAACGGCTTCAAGAGCATCTTTGGCATCCACTCGCCATCGACGGTATTTGCCGGGATCGGCGGCTACCTGATGGAAGGTCTGGCGAACGGCATCACGAACACCGCTGATGGCGTGGACCAGAGCCTTGAGGCCGTGGCAGATGGCGCTTTGGACATTGCCCAGAGCAGCGCCATGAGACTGCTGGACGTGCTGAACGACGAAAGCGACCCAAGCATCCAGCCGGTGGTAGACCTGACCAATGCAGAGAACGCTCTGGACTGGATGGACTCCCGCCTGGCAGGAGACCGGGCCGTGACCCTGAGCGCAACCCGCTCGGTAAACCTTGCCGGGACGGTGAACCAGAACGCCAATCGTCAAAATGGAAAAGCAGACCCCAACGACCCGGAGGCCCTGTCGGCCAGCGGGAACCGTGATGTGGTGGATGCGATCCAGAGCATGGGCGAGCGGATCGACGGTGTGGCAAGGGCTGTGGCCAGCATGAAGGTCGTGATGAACAGCCGGAAGCTGGTAGGTGAGATCAAGAGCGACATGAACACCGCCCTTGGCGAACTGGCGGAGAGAGGACGGTAAGGATGGGTATTGGCAGAGACGTGACCCCGGAAGGGGCAGAGCTGTACACCCGGCTGACCTTCCATATCCCCGCCGAAGCTCCGGTGAAGAGTTTTAGCACCGACGAGCTGATGCTGATCCCGGCAGACCCGCTGACGGTGGCTCCCTTTGAGGAGCAGATCCGCACCCTGGAAGCAGCTCCCTGGCACGGCACCATTGAATATGCCCCGCTGGAGAAGCGGGTGTTCAAGAATGCTGAGGGGAGCTGGACATTTTACTATGAACCGGACGGCAAGAGCCACACCTTCTGGGACTGTTACGGAGACATCCACCGGGAAGAATCCGATGGATGGTTGGTGACAGACAGCACATGGCTTGCCACTTACCACGCCCTGCTGTACTACCTGCAGGGTCGGAGAGTGCTGGTGGACGTGCCGGACGGAAAAGGAAACATTACGAGCTACCGGGGGAGATGCTGGGTAAGCAGCTATGCCTCCGACTCTGACGGCAGGATCAAGGCCGTGATCAGCTACAGCCTTGCACCGCCCGAATGACCGAGAAAGGGGGACCAGATGAAGACGATACCACATGGGATCACCATTGGTGACACACATACCTGGAGGGATCTTTATCTGATCCCTGTTTGTCGGCCGATCGTGCAGCCGCCTACGGAAAAGACCATGACCCTTGAAGTGGAGGGCATGAGCGGCGTGGCTGACCTGAGCCACGGACTGACAGGGTACCCGGTGTTCAGTGACCGGGAAGGAAACTGGCAATTCTACGTAGACACCGACCGGTGGAGAGAGAAAAACAACTTCTGGGGGCCGGTGGGAAACCTGGCGTACCAGGATATTATGGCCCGGCTGAAGGAAAAGATGGCCCGGCCGTTTCAGACACGGATCGTTCTGGATGACGACCCGCTTTTTTACTGGGTGGGACGCATCTGGGTGAGCGAGGCTCCCAGCCAGCAGTACAACCATACCAAGATCACCCTGCAATACCGGCTGTACCCCTACAAGTACCTGCTGGCAGAGGACGGAGACGACTGGCTGTGGGACCCTTTTTGCTTTGAGACCGACCTGGCCACCGTGAAGATGCACGGCGTGACACTGCCGGCCGGGACGAGAGAGACGTTTCCGCTGGTATTTACGGACAAGCCCAGCGCTGTATTTGTGACCAGCAGCGGTGCGGCGACCTCGAACATGCAGAATCAAAATGGAGTGGACTACACCCTGCTGAGCCAGGAGTCCATGCCCACGACCCGCTTTGACTACCTGAAGAGCTATAGCTCTGGGGGTACCAGCTACGAATGCCGGCTGCAGACCCTTGTGATGCCGCTGGTGACAAAGCAGTACGACATTGCCATCATGGGGCTGAACTTTACCGTGAGCCCTGTAAGTACCGGGACAGCCACGGTATCCATCCGGAAGAAGGGCACCAGCGTGCTGATGGCCAGTGCCACAGTGCCTATTACCAGCACGGTGAATGTTCTGTCTCAGCCGCATATCGAGCTGACGGCAGATCTGAGCGCTGAGCTTACCAAGAACACCGCCTACGAGATCGTGGTGGAGGCCACCGGCAAGATATACGCCCCCAACATCCCCAAGGATGCCCTGACAGAGAACGACTACTTCGACTTTGGCACAGGGGCTGCGGCGCTGGCACCGGACTGCGGCGGCTTTGAGCTGTTCTGCGGGTTCGTCCGGTTTTACGCCGGTGAGGGCGCTGTGCTGAAGCCGGACGTGAAGACCAACATTGGCATCGTGGGTACTGCGCTGAACACCAACGGCCGTGTGGTGGTGGTGCAGGCTCAGGAGGACACCACGGTGAGCATCGACTACCGGCCGGCGTACCTGTAAAGGAGATATTTCAAAATGAGATATAAGGTATACGCCGGTCAGGTATCGGTGAAGTTTACCAACAGCAGCACGGCCCGGTTCAACTGGACGAAAAAGGTGCTGGTGTACGACTCTTACGGCGACTCGGTGGAGGGCGAAGAGACCCAGGGCATCGTGGCAGACCCCAGTGTGGAGCTGGAGAACAAATCGGCAGGAAGCTTTTCGTGCAGGGTGCCGTATCAGGCCGAGACCCGCTTTGGCCGGGTGAAGAACCCTTACTACGACGACTTTGTGATGGGCAGCACCTGGATCATGGTGGAGGAGGACAGCGAGTGCATCTTCTTTGGCCGTGTGACGGAGTGCGAGCTGGAGTTCAATCTGGACAAGACGGTGACAGCGGACGGCATCCTGAACGAGCTGGGGCAGATCAACACCCGACTCTCGGCCAGCTCGTACAACAGCTGCTCGGAATCCAGTCTGCTTTCCATCGTAATGAATGCCGACAAGAGCCGGAAGGGGGAGAACCCTGCCAACTGTATGATGCGGGGCAAGGTGACGGTGGTCAACCGTTCGGTGGACACCAGTGACAGCGGCGACCAGTTCGGCAGCCTGTGGAGCATCCTGAGCACTTATCTGCTGGACAAGGATGAGGGATATTTGCGGCTTCGGCTGGCTAATGACCCGGGCACCGAGGACTACTTTTTCTACTACGATTATCTGAAATCTGAGGATGTGCCCAGCACCACACAGAGCATCGAGTATGGTGTGAACATGCTGGACTTCGTGCTGAATGAGAAGTGCAGTTCCGACCTCGTGAACAGCGTAACGGCCCACGGCATCACCACGGTGAAGAAGGGCTGGTGGATCTTTAAGAAGATCAGTTACAACGCCATCTCCAGCACATCGGAGAATGCGTTGTCGATCCAGCGGTACGGCCTGCGCTCCCGGCATATTTATGTGGATGGCAAGGCCTCCAGCTACAGTACCCTGAGTTCTGCCGCCAGTGAGGAGCTGGCCAAGTACAAGCAGGAGGCAGAACCCACCCTGACCGTCCGGGCCTTTGACCGGAAGGACATGGGGGAAAAGGTGGACAAGCTGGGGTATCTGCTGCGGACTCACATCCTGAGCAAGCCCCACAGCTTTGATATGTGGATGGTATGCACCAAGGTGCGCCTTCCTCTGGACGCCCCGGACAACAAGGACTTTACCTTTGGGCTGACCAGCGCCTCGCTTTCCCGGCGTCAATGGACCGTCGGAAACCTGGCGGCGGTGCTGAAAGACAAGGTCGTTGGCGCTATCAGCTATCTGAACAGTGTAGGGTAAAAATTCAAAATGGACCTTCTGAAGGAGTAAGGTGATTATCGGATGAATTTTGACGAGATCATAAAGAAGATGAAGGCCGCCGTAGAAGGAGTGCGGAAGGCTATATACGGCGTGGAGGTGCGAGAATATATTGCCCAGGGGCTGGAGAATGTACTGGCGGTAGGGCAGGTAACGGTGGACTCGGCCAAAGCCGCCAAGACCAGCGAGACCAACGCCAAGGCAAGCGAAGATGCCGCAAAGACCAGCGAGACCAACGCCAAGGGAAGCGAAACGGCAGCGGCTGCCAGCAGGGACGAAGCTGAACTCATCAAGGGGGACGCGGAGAACAGCGCCCACGAGGCGGCAAACAGTCAGGCCGAGGCCAAAAAGAGCGAAGAGGCCGCAAAGAAATACGCCGGCGATGCGGCTGCCATTGCCAACACCGACAAGACCCTCACCATCTCCGGCGCGGCGGCGGACGCTGCGGCCACCGGTGTACGCATCAAACTCTTGGAGATGGTGCATGGCACAGATGTAGCCGGTATCAGTTTTGTCTCGGCCTTTGGCACGCTGGATGGCGTGGAGCTGGAGGGCGTGTGGAACAGGGCGATGAGCAGAGTGGAGTTTTGAGGAGGTGATAGCCCATGGCAACAAGACTTGGTGATATGACGGTGGGCAGCACCGTTAAAATCAAAGTGAATGGTACGCTGACAGATTTTTTGATCGTGCAGCAGGGAAATCCGGACTCCAGCATTTATGATGCGAGCTGTAATGGAACATGGGTGCTGATGAAGGGCCTCTACACCAGGGTCATGTTCGGCAGAAACAATAACTCCTACGATGGTTCCATCATCCAAAGCTACCTGAACGATACGTTCTACAGCCTGATTGACGCGGACATTCGCAACGCTATTAAGCAGGTCAAGATTCCGTACCAGAGAGGCACTGGTTCCGGAGGCAGCCTTGCCACTGGCGCAGCAGGCCTGAACACCAAGGTATTCATGCTGTCTGGTTATGAAGTGGGCTGGACGGTCAGGGATGGCGACTCTTTCCCGAAGGACGGCAGGCGGCTGGCATACTTCCCCAGCAGTTCCGACGGCAACAGCAAGCATATCGCATACGACGGCAGCAGTGCTGGCGCTTGGTGGATGCGTTCTCCGTACACCTACAGCTACGAAAACATCGCGGTCGTCAATACCAATGGCACCTACACCTACGGTTTCTACAAAGACAACTATTATGTCCGCCCCGCTTTCATTCTTCCCTCTACTTTAATGGCCTCTAACGATGGCACGGTCTATGTCAACTTGGCACCTACCGTCAGCGCAGACAGTGTAGATCTGGGGGAGAAGAACGCACCCTTCGACTTCAACTATACCGTTACCGATGCCAACGGCGACCTCATGACGGTGACGGAGAAGCTGGATGGAGAGGTGAAAGCCGTAAAGACAGACGTGGGCGGTACGGTAGTCAAGGTGCAGACGGCCCTCAACGACGAGGAAGCCGTACCTGCATGGGACACTTATCCCGCCAAGTTCGAGTTCTTCATGCCGCTGACGGCCAAGAAAGCGGGCCTGCGACTCCGCTCGCTGGAATTCCGCGTCAAGGGTCTTGTGCCGGGTACGATGCGCACCGTCCTGCGCAAGTACGGCTCCACGACCGCCCTAGTGGACAAGTTCATCGACATTATCCGCGGCTACAACGACGTGGCGCTGGACATGGGCGATTTCGCGCTGGAAAAGGGCGTCGAATACCAGCTCTATTTCGCCGCCTCCAACAACTTCTACCCGCCCTCTGT